CCAAAGGATCTCTAGGTCTGATAACCCCGCCAGTTTCATAAGAAACTGGTAAAGACAAATTCTTTGTCTAAAGGTTGTCAATTGCCATCTCTGACTTGCTATTGTTTATCTAGCAAGATTTAAACCGTCCCAACTTGGGTCGGCACCCAACGTCTACACATGCGATATGTATATCGCATGACGGTACTATGGAGGTGATCTGGGTCCCTAGCCTTAGGCTTAGGGAACAGACTCTTTATAGACTTGATGTACTCTTCCTGCTCATCTTCCATTTCTAGATTTTGAGCATCAAGTTGCATCAAGCACTTCCAAAGTGCGGGATAACCGTTAAGCTCGTCTCGGATTTTCACCGATTTGAGCGCAAAAGTCCTAGTGAGGAACTTATGCGTGTTACGACACCACTTATGCGGCGTCATAGCATCTTGACGACTAACCCACCCAAACGAACCCGAATTACGGGACACGAGTGGAAGGCGGCTTCCTATGGCCTCTTCCACAAATTCCTGTAACCAGGTGCTAGCAGAGTACAAACCGTCCAACCACATGTGATTGGACAGAGCGACGAAGCCGGCAAGAACGTTTGGACTTGTAGCGTTTGAGTCTGGATGGTGTTTCAGATAGTGAGGAGTTATATCAACTCCTCGCCATGCATCGACACCACAGCTTTCCTTGAAGTTACCAACAAGGAAACTCTTCTTGACGTTGACTTTTAAACCAACTTCATGAAGCCAGGCCACACACTGGTGAGCATACCGCTTCGTGACGATGATATCATCGCCATATACGCGGACATGCCTAGAGGCGCGCATTAATTTCCAGTAGGACGGTTCACTACCGTCCTGATCCAGAATAGCTGCATAGCAGATTACTGCGAAGCATATACTCTGTACTGGGAAAGTTAATGCGTTACCCATCCCGGCAAATTTCCCTAGATCTAGTGCATCTTTAGATTTGCACTCAATAGAGGGAGAACGGCACTCCATCATGCGCTCTAGAAATTGAGCGTTATGTCTGAAAACAGACCTGACTAGTCTAAGACTAAGCAGATCTGAAGCAGACTTCAAGTCGATGGTTGCCCAGTTGTCGAGAAGGGATCCTTCCAAGGCCAGTTTTTGATTAAGGCCTTGTTGGGATAAAGCAATACTGGTACCCAAGACTTTACATTCAGAGATACTAGTTCTGAGTAAAGTGTTAAGCCCCTGTTGAACGAATTGATTCAACATAGGCTCAACGGTAATAGTCCTACGCGAAGTAGAATTCTTCGCAACGGAAATCAGTCTTGCGATTCCTCTAGAAGCTCCAAATACGAAGGTACTCTCCTTAGATATCCTCCGATTACTAGCACCTCGAGGGCTTCTTTTGCCCTCTTGACTGCTACCATTCTCCCTCCTCGGGAGCCTGGCGGTAGGAGATCTATGTCCATCCAGTTTCGTCTCCAAAGCAGTGATGCTTTCTTGACTAACTCGAGGACACGAGTACGGTTTTCGGGGGTAAAGTATACCATTACTTGGCCCCCAGATTCCATACTCATGAAGCACGTTAGCGCCTCTCGAGACGCCTTCGTGTAGAGCGATCCACTTTTCGTTCGCTCTATAGCCTTCGTATACGGCACCGGGACCGTGTTTGTATTTACCATATTCAATATCCTTTGAGTTGAGGGTGTTGAGTAGTATCTTACAAACACGACCAATGAGATGGTCATGCCTGTCGGGTATTAAAACCCTACTTGCATGCTCATCACACTGGTAAAACTCGTTCACCGCCTTCTGATGAAGAAATTCCTCATCTTCTGCAGATACTTGAGCTTTCTTGTAGAACTTCAATATGCCGTAGAGGCACTTGAGTACACCAACGTCTGGTGATTCTACAAGGATTCCGGTGAACGGATCGAAAACCTCACAGGTCATACCCATAAACAAACACGGGATTGACCTCCCTTTGGGTCTTTTGAACCCATCGGGACAGGTGAACTGGCCTGTAGATAACCCCAAGAGAAGGGCGTCTGCAAAAGCCGGTAAGGCCTTGGTTAGGAAACCAAGACCCTCGTTTTCGAACCTTTTCTCAAGCGTTTCTTTATCACGCTTGAGGCCTTTCACACCAGGATTAAGTCTCCCAAAATCAATCAGGAGACATAATAAGAGAGCTATCGGACTTTTCATGGAACCTCCTAGTTATTAGGTAGACCATTCCGAGTCACGCTAGTTTCTCCAAGGCCTTCTAGATAATAAGGCCACGGCCCCCTTATTGGGAAATAAGGGGCGCCCAATCATTGTGAAAGATCAAAGCTATCATGATCAGAAAGAACATGATAACGATGAAATTTCCCAAGTCAAAGGCAAAGTCGAAGAAGCGAGTCAGGCACTCACGAAGAGATGTTCTCAAGAATGAGAACAAACCTTCGCTCATGACTGAAACGCGACAAGACGTGCCGGCGTCACCTCGCTATCGTTGATATAATCCAAAAGCGCTTCAACAACGTCTACCAATTGAGCAGACGTGAATCCGTACTTTGGGCCAACGATAGTGATGCTAACCGAAGCGGTCTGCTTCGTGCTAGCATCCGAATAAGGGTCGGTAGCAATCTTAGATTGCTGGAGTTGCACATAGTGCTTCTCGCCGCCGCCCTTCAGATACGTATGGTTCGTTGTAACGGAAAATCCGTTGACAGCGTCCAGACGTACTGTCCCGTAGTCCTGGTTCTTGACAATAGGAAAAGTCAAGGCCGGGGTGGGGGAATTCGCCGCAATTGTGACAGGATCAACAAGCATAAACGTCTCCTTGTGGGCAATAAATTTAACCTCTAGGACGGAATGTCCTAGGGGTCGAATGATCCAGCCTCTGAGCAAGAAGAGCTCCGAGTATGGACTGCTGGTATGCGGATAAGTTCCGCGCAGCAGTAGTGTTCACAGCAAGGGCGGTAGCCATATCCTTACGAATACGACATTCGTAATTGAGGACAGACGTGTGGTTGTTTAACACAACAGAAGTTGTGCTACTCGTACCCACAAAGTCCTCGATGGTATAGTCTACCGCATCGGACTTCGACTGGTAGTTCGTGATTAATCGACCCTTAGTAAGGCCGGTAATCATCCCCCAATTGATTAACGTGGGATCTCGGTTAATATTGTC